ACGGGGAAAAAATGTTTGTTGATACCGATAAGGTATTAAGCAAATTACAGGTTGAGTTGGTTGTTGCTCAAGCAGTTGACGGAGTTTATACTCTACCTGCGGCTTGTAAAAAACTTACTGGCGTTAAATAACCTTATGGCTCATCTCCTCTCGGAGGTGGGCCCCGTAGGTTAAATAACTAACTAAATTATAATCTTATGGCGAAAGCAAAAAACACCTCTAACACAGAGGTAAAAAATGAAAAATTAAGCAAGGACATCGTGTTGGTTCAATTCGTTAAGTCTTGGACTCCTTATGTTAAGGGTGAGGTCGCTGGCTTTGATAAAAAAATGGCAGAGAAGTTGATTGACCACGATTTTGCTATTGAACATAAAAAATAAAATTTTAATTATATGGCCAAGATATTAGTTAAGTATATCAAAGGCCTTGAAACTTATGTGCCTGGGGATATTCGGGCGGTTAGCATTAAGGAATACCAAGAACTGAAAGAGGCGGGGATTGTAGAAAAAACCGAATTACTTGAGGAAGTTTATAACCCCGATGAGATTGAGAGAGATACTTTAAAAGGCCATAATATTCTCGGCATTAAATACAAAAAGGGAGTTGTTGATGTTGTTGTGCCCACTATGGCCAAGGACAAAGTTAAGAGTTTAAGCGTTCTTAAAAAATATCAGAAACAAGGAAAGATAAGTTTTGAGTTAATGGAGAGAAAGTTTAGCCCAGAGGTCGGAGGCTTTGCAAAGTCTTGTAATGACGGGGCTAAATTGAATGAGGGGATTGGAGAGTTTATTTTATTCTTGAATGATGATGTTGAGTTACCAGAAAGCGGATTTTTTCATAACCTTATTAAGCCCTTTGAGGACGAGGAGGTGGGAATGGTCGGGACTGTTTGCTCGGAAACCTCTTGGGGCTTAAATGGGGCTGTTATGTGTATTCGCAGAGAGTTGTTTGAGATGATTGGAGGGTTTGATGAGAATTACTTTTTTATGTTTGAGGATAATGACTTATGCGAAAATGTAAAAAGGAGAGGATTTAAAATTGTTATTAGCGAGGCAAAAGCTAAACACGAGGGAGGCGAAAGCGTAAACACGGGCTCGGAGTTTTGGCGTAAAAATTATTATAATGGCCTCGCTTATTTTAATAGGAAATGGCGAACTGATAAAAGAATAATCGGCTCTATGATTGCAGGAGATGAGGCTGACAGGTATATGAGCAGAGTGATTATTGATTTATTTAAAAGAGATTTGATTGATGAGTTGGTTGTCGTGTGTGATAAGTCGGACGAGAAAACTGTTAAGGAATTGAAAGAATTGCAGAAGTATTATTTTATAACAGTTCATTATCATAATTTTAAACTATTCGGGAAAGCAGAGAATTTATTGAGAGAGAGGGCAATACAATATGCGATCAGCAAAAACCCGTTTGGAATTATCCCGATTGATTGCGATGAGTTTTTTGATGAGGAGGTTAACAGACCTGCTTTGATTGGTCTATTGGCTCAAGGAGTGGCTTATGACTTTGTCTTGGCCCATTATTGGGGAGATGAGGAGAGTGTAAGGATTGACGGAGTATTTGCCCACCAAGAGAATATAAGGCTATTCAGATATTGCCCAGAGCAGTCACAGAGGTTCTTTGACCGCAATTTGCATTGTGGTTCGGCCCCAAAGTATTGCTATGAGCAGAGAAAGGCCATAGAGTTCATTTTAAAGCATTTTGGATATGTTAAGGAGGCAGATGTTAAAGCAAAGAAAGATAGACAGATGAAACACGACCCGAAAATGATTTTAGAAAATCCAGATTTATATAATAGAATGATGAAAGAGGGGGAGGTTGTGAAGTTTAATAAAGTTAAGTTTTTGGAGATATGGAAACGATAACTAATGATGATTATTTAAAAGCACTTTCAAAAGACGAATACTACCGAGGGAGGTGGGGATATTATGAGGCTGTTATTGATTTTGTTAAGGGGGTTGAATTTGATAATTGCTTGGAGATTGGTTGCAAAAGTTTACCGATTATCAAGGGCAGTCAAACTATGGACATTGAAAGAAAGGCAGGACAGATTTTAACCTACGAATACAATGCGACTAAATTGCCTTATGATTTCATTAAGGACAAACAATTTGATTTATTAGTTGCCTTGCAGACCTTGGAACATTTACACCCTATGCAAAAAGAAGTTTTTAGAGAGTGGAAAAGAATTGCTAAAAATATCGTTATTAGTTTGCCCTATATGTGGCATTGCCCCAATGATGTAATGCACCACAATATCACTATACCGATGATTGAGGAATGGACAGGAATGAAACCAAGTAAAATGACGATTTCTAATTGTAGAATAATTTTAAAATATGAGTTATAAAAAAATACTGGTTATCACGATCACCTTTGACAGATTGGAAACCACCAAACAATATTTAAAAGAGTTGAAAGAAAAAGCAGGCTACCCGTTTGAGCATATTGTAATTGACAATGGCTCGGAGGACGAAACTGTTAAATGGCTCAAGGAGAATAATTATAAAGTTATTGAGAATGGTGAGAACTTGGGAATTGTCGGGGCTTGGGTTAAAGCATACAGATTTGCCCTTGAGAGTGGATTTAGGCCCGATTATGTTATGAAGTATGATAATGATTGCGAAATAGCCACAGAGGGCATTTTGGGCGAAATAATGAAGTTCTACGAGGAGAATGGCGATAAGTATGTTGTTGCCCCGTTAGATTTGGAAATATTGCCAGATTATCAGCCCGTGCTCGTTGATAAGAGAGAAAAACTTGGCTCGTTTGATGTTAAGATTACTACCCACACAGGGGGAATGTTTACAGTTATACCCGTTGAGGCGTTTGATTTAATGGTTAAGCAGAATAATGGCCAAGGGATTGCTAAGGATATTGAGAGAGGTGGATTTTGGCGAAAGAATGGCTATTTGAGTGTTTACATTAAAAGTTTAAAAACTTATCACCGAGGCCAAAAATATAAATTTTAATTTAAAAATATGATTACTAAAGCAGAATTTAAAAATTTTATAGATTTAACTTCTACCGCTTACGATAATGCGATTGACTTGATTGTGGCAGGAGTTAATAAGTTTGTTGAGGGATATTGCCAAAACAAACTGCAAGCAGGAGAAGTCACGGAATATTTTAATGGCGATGATATTATTGAGGAGGGTGACCAGATATTTTTAAATAATCGGGTCAATCTTTTGGGAGTTGCTGTTTATTATAATTCGGGGACAGAGGGGACACCCGTTTGGGTTGCAGAGGATAGAGATAACTATGCTTTGCTTTCTAATGAGGGAATAATCAAATTGAATTTTACCCGTGAAAATTTAGGCGTGCAATCTGGTTATAATAATTACAAGGTTGTTTATACTGCGGGATATGTTGTTGCTAATGCCCCCGCTGATTTGAAACTTGCTTGCTTGAAGTTAGCGAGTGCAGTTTATAACAAAAGAAAATCCGAGGGCGAAAGCTCGGAGGGATTGGACGGGGCGAATGTTAATTTTGCCACCGCTTTAACTGATGAGGTCAAGGCTATGCTTGCCCCGTATAAGAGTAAAAATTTATGAGGTTTATTTTTGATAAAACAATAACAGTCCACCGATTTGCAGTTTATTCGGCTTATGAGGAATATGTGCAGGTTGGGACGATCAAGGGAATTATAATGCCCGTAAAGGCGGAAGATGTAATGCTGACCGAGGGTGACCCAGCGAAGTCTTTTAAATTGTATTGCGATATAAATGAGGATTTGAAAGAGGCTGACAAAGTGATTGACGAGGACGGAGTTGTTTACATCGTTAAAGTTATTCGGAAATTTAATTTTAAAAGTTTGAGCAGGATTGAGGCTTTTATAAACAAGCCTAATAATTAAGGCTTATGAGTTATACAATTAAGATTAACAATTTAAACAGGATAGTTGATGAGTTTAAAAAAGCCCCGAAAGTGATTAACGAAAGATTGCAGATTGGCGTTAAGGAGGCAGGAAAGACTATTTTAAGCATTGAGAAAAAAGAGGCCCCCGTTGGGACTGGAAATTTAAGGCGTAATATACAGTTTAGTTATAGGCCTATAAGTGCGATGATTTGGCCGAGTTCGGGATATGCTGTTTTTGTAAATGAGGGGACTGGATTATTTGGACCAAGAAAGGATTACATAAGACCGAAAAGAGCAAAGGTGTTGGCGTTTAAAAAAGGGGGCAAGATGATATTTGCCAAAAAAGTTGCAGGGCAAAAGGCTAACCCGTTTGTTGAAAGAACAAGGGACAAGGCAGAGCCTAAGATAAATAAAATCTTTGACGATATGCTCAAAGAAATAACACAAAAAATATGAGGAATGATTTAATAATTGCGATCTACAATAAACTTGATAGCATAGACGGAATAAAAGAAGTCTATAAATACAATAAAGGGCATTTTACTAAATACCCCGTTGCTGTAATTCTCGGCTCGGAAAATGAAAAGGTGCGAGAGAGTGTTAAAACGATAATGAAAACATACAAATTTAAAGTTCAGATTTTGCAGGAAGTGAATGAGGAGGCAAGAGGCCAAGAGAGTGGAGAGAGTTTATTGGTTGGATTGGCTGACACGATTGACAATGCCTTTGATGAGGACGATACACTTGGAGGAGTTTGTGATGATGTTAATGTTAGCTCGGCTTTTATCTGGGAGGATAGAGAGTTGTTGATGAGAGTTTGCGAGTTGACGATTGAATGTAGAAAATTAAAACAATTAACATAGTTCTTTAAAAAAGGAGGTCAAGATGAAAAAACCGAAGTGGGTCGGGATTTGTATAATAGCAGGAAATGGGCCGACCAAGGAAAGGCGTATTTGCCGAGAGTGTGACCAAAAATGCGAGGTTATTGTCGGATTAAATGATGATGACCCGAAATGTAGAAAGGAGGCCGAAAATGGTAATAGGT